TGGTGAATATTCTCAGCAGAATTCCAACTATCATCTTTCGCATATTCGTTAAAATCACTGGACATCTGTGCTACTAATGAAGTAGTAGGCACGATAACTAAACATTTAAAATTTGATACTTTTTGTTGATAGTAACGAATGAGTAGATATATTATGAAAGATTTGCCAGAAGCCGTAGGAGATAATAAGAGACATCTTTCATGATTGATTGCATATAAAAACGCATCAATTTGATAGTCTCTTGGCTCTATAGATAGATTTAAATTTCTAGCAAATCTTTCAAAATCACCTTTATCATATTTATTAACAACTTTAGGAAAACTTTTATATTCTATTTTATATTCACGGTCTTTTGCGAATTTTATAACATGGTCTATTAAACCATTATATAAAAGTTTATTTCTAAGATTGAATAATCTTATTTTCCCATCCCATATTTTATTTCGATATGCTGGCATAAATCTATAACCAGGAACATAAAAAGTAAAATAATCACATAGCTCTTGTGCTAAACCTGGTTCAGTTTGCACGGACATGTAAACTTCGTTTTTCTTATCGATTAATAAAGTATTTGGTTCGTAAAGCATATATTTAATCTAACAATTTCATCCATTTTTTAGCAATAACATCAGGACTAAATTTATTAAGATTTACTTTTGGTTTCAATGAGTTTACATTATTCATCCATTTTAGAATATCTTCTAATGATGTATTCTTTTCTATGAACATATTATTATTTTTATCGGTTAATACTTCCTTACCAGAATCCCAAGAATTAGTAAGAACAGGAACTCCTAAAAAATTTGCTTCTAAATAAACCAATCCAAATGTTTCCTGAGGAGACCCAGGTCTAAAAAGACAAGACGATTTTCTTAAAACATTCATCGCTTTTTCATAGGTCAACTCGCCTAGAAAAGTAATAGGATAATCATGTTGATTCATATCTCTCAATAATTCATGAACTATTTCCACATCTCTACGTCTTCTTTGTGGAGGAATACTTATATAAAAAGGTCTTTTCATACCTCTCTCATATAGAGCTATGTATATTAGAATCGCCTCTTTTAATCCTTTTGCCATTGCACTCATCCAATAAACATATTTTTCTCTATTTTCCACAGGTTCTTGTTTTAATCCATTAGGAATCATATAATGAATGACCTCATCGTCTTTATGTTTATTGACTTGATATTTTTTATTGGAATTTGAAAGAAATATTCTAGGTATCATATCACTAGCAGGAAACCAATTATGACACCAATTATAATTTTTTTCTGCACTATTAAGTTCTAACGGTGATAACATTGGTATATGAGCTCCAGCCATACTATAATCAGAATGTGTATTATGCATGTAAGGTAATTGATTACAATAAATTCTAACTTTAGAATTAGCAAAATGGTGACGATATAAATTTAAATGTTTTACATTATTAACTATTCTATCCACACCTTGATTATGGGAATGTATAATTCCTATATTCAATCCTTCGGATGCTAATTTTTCGGCTACCGTAATTATTTGTCTTTCTGTTCCTCCCATAGAGGCGCCCTCTCCTTTATAGAGAGGCATATTTGTTTGAATTAAAAAATCATACATTTTAATTTCCCATAGTAAATTTTTTCCATTCTATACTATTCTTTATTAAAAATCCTCGTGTAGAAAGAGATTTAACAATAGTTTCTAAATAATTAAGTTTTTCTTTTTGATATTCTATTTTATCGTTTAACTCTATGATATCTCTATCAGAATCCAAAAACATTTCTAAATCATTTTTATTTTTTTTAATATCTAATTCGAAAGTTTCCCATTCTAAGTTTTTCAAAGATTCCTCATCAAGTTTACCAGTATAATATAACCACTTCAATCTCTTTAATTCTTTTGACTTAGAGAATAGTCTTACTATTCTTAATTTTTCTTCGGAAAATATTTTTAAATATTTGTTATGTAATTCTGGTATTTTTACTGACTCTAAATCTAATTCGGTGTCATCTATAACACAATCACTGGACCATAATTCTTGTATTTCTTCTAATTTCATTTATCCTCATAATTAAAAATCTCCTATCAATCTGTTTATGTTATATGTAGTATACTGAAAACTAACATCAGCAGTTATAGCATCGATATCACCTAAAGATGAATCCATATCGATGTCTGTTAAAGTTATTGGAAATAAATGCGTAAAATCAACTTTATATTGTGCATTTTTATGACTCGATAGAATATACAAACTGCCGTCAGAGTATAAACCACCGAAACTGGAAAGACTATTTCCAGATTTATATAATTTTTTATACTGTTCTGTATCTTCTGGATAAGTCAAACCTACAATCCAATTATAAATCTCTAACCAATTTTTTAATTCTTCATCTATTATGAATCTAATTCTAAACTCATTAAATTGTGCTTTATCTCCTGCAACCGAAATATCTCTGAGGGGGTTAGGAAGAATTGCTTGTCCGGCTGTTATACCAGGAAGAGAAGCCGCCTGACAAAAATAAGAAACATTAGGAATTTTATCCAAAAAAAATTTAAACCCTGTAGGTATAAAATTATTCAGATTTTCTGTTAATGTTTCCGAACTTGTTACTTGAGTTGTTGCCATAAAACTTTTTCTGTAATGTTTTTTACGTTAGGTATTTCATCATCAGTATATGAAAGTCTTTCAATTTCTATCTTATTATATTTAGTAGTCAACAAATCAAAACCTCCTAGAAATCCTACTGTCTCTCCTGTGTTTCTCTGACCTAATGGAGGATAAGTATCTGTACCATCGTAAACATTGTTTCTCTCCCCAAATACATCAAAACCTACTAAGATTATTTTTTCATCTGGATATAATACATGTGCTAATCTTATAGCAGTAATACCTGCACTCATTCCCCAATTATCATCCTTCCATGGAAAATCATATAATAAATCATCTTTTTCATACCAAGTAATATAATGTTGTGGGTCATTAATATTGCCTACTCCATTCAATAGAAACTTATAATTCGTCATATTATTTTCTATCATGTGTTTAACTTCGAATTCATTTCTAAATTCAGGTGTAAATGAATTTGATATACTGGTATATAATTTATTTCTTTTCACATAATTAGTAGATAAAATTTCATGTGTTATAGGAATATCAACCGTTACTAAAATATCAGGTGCGAAATCTCTGTAGAGAGCATTACATCCAAATGTAATCGCACACTCTGACAATTTATCTAAATCTAAATTTAATCTTGATTTACCATTACCTAAAACTATTATCACAGGAACATCCTAATAAAAAGACATAAAAAAAGGAGAGAGAAATTAATCCCTCTCCTTTTTATTTATACAAAAATTTTAAGAAGTATTACATCAAGTTATTTACTCTTACAATTCTGTAATATACATTGTCATTAGCACCGTGACCTGTTGGGGTAGCACCTGCGCCAATGTCATAACCTTGCTCGTTCTGAATTGTGCCAGAACCGCCAGCAAATGGATTTCTGACCATACCGTAACGAGTCTTAAATCCGATTTTTGGCTGGAATGTACCAGTATCAACCGCACGTACCATTTGCAATGGAACATATGGGCAGTAGAAAATACCAGCATCATAAGAACTGGAACCTTTGTATCCAACGACAAAGTAATTGGAGTTGTGGCTTACTGCATATGGGTCAACATATACTCTGTAACGACCATTAAGAACACCAACAAAAGTATTTCCGGTATCATCAGGATTGAGGTTGTTGCTATCAAGAGCAGGTGTATAATCAAGAACACCAGCCATTTGAAGAGCAGAAGCAACATCTGAAGAAGTCAAGATGATATTACCTTTTCCTCTACGTGTCTCTTTTGCAATCTGATTAGCTTCTCTTTCAATCTGAAACATAAGACCTTTGAATTTCTCTACTGACCATCGTCCGTTAGAGTCTGTATCAAGGTCAAAAATACCAGTTGTTGTTACGTTACTCTGGGCACCAATCTTTGCTTGGTGATAAATTCTTCTAATAACTTCTCTGTTAATTTCAGCAAGAATTTCAGCGGAAAGAATGTTGCTGAGTTCTGTTTCAGCATCGAGACCATGAACCGCTTTCAAGTCCTGAGCAACTTCCATTGTGTAGTCAGCTCTCAAGGCTCGTGTTCTTGCAGTAACAGTTACTTTCTCAATCGAGAAAGCCATATTAGCAGGTGTCATTCCTTCACCAGTAGCAGTATCAATACCGCCTTGGAAACCAGACTTAGCAGTAGCGGCACCGTATTCTGCGTTAGCAACACCAGTTGAACTTCCATTAGAAGCAATGAGAAGACCTGGAGAAATCGAACCAGCACTGTAGTTTGAATTTGAGGAATATGAGGTATCCGCCGCATCATAGAGGGCTTCGTTTCCACTCATTGTCTCATATCTTGCTTTCATAGCAAAGATAAGACCTGTTGGACCTGTCATAGGTTGAACACCACAGACATCATATGCAATCAAATTAGGCATTGAACGTCTTACGAGTGAAATCAAAATTGGGTCAAATTTTGCAACACCACTATGGTCAGGCATACTACCTGAAGCCAAACCTTCTGTGATGAAATTTTGACTGGCCATTACATGACCTTCTTCTTGCATGGACTTTTCTTGATTCTCCAAAAGAACAGTTGTTACTGCTCTTTTGTAGGGGTCTTTGATTTGCCCCAACTCAGGATGGTCAAGAATAGGAGTCCACTTTTTTTGTAGATTTTCTGAAAGATACATTTAATTCTCCTTAGTCTTTCTTATTTTTTAAGGGTTCTAGAAATTGCATCAGCGTATCTTCTGATGGATTCTGGTGTTTCCGCTAAAGCAACTTCATCTCCACCTTCTTCATTGATAACTTCCATATCGTCTTGAGTCTGAACGGAAGTATCTTCAGTTAAAGTTTGTTGTTGCTCTTTACCTGGAAAATAATTTTCTTTAATTGTCTGAAGTTTTTCAGCATAAAGTTCTTCAGTTTCATATTCAATACCTTCGGCTAACTTCTGCATTTTTTCAGTTTCTACATCTGTCAAGCCTTCAGAAACAGTATAAAGAGCATCTAACTTCTTATACTCTCTGAGTTCTTTATTGGTCTGAATATTTTTGTCAATTTCTTGATTTAGAGATTCTTCTAAATCTTCGACTTTCGTGAACAAGTCATCGACAAGGTCAACCTTTTCATCAGGAATGTCAATGTAATGCTCAACAAAAAGATTTTTAAGACCAACCATGAAGTCTTCAACGATTTCTGAACGAATGCCTTTTTCGATAGCAAGTTCATTTTCTTGCATCCACTCTTTTACGACATAGTTCATGAAGTCATCAACTCTTTCAACCATTTCTTT